CATTCTTGTAAACACGCTGACTGGTACTAGCACTGCTGGCTCTATTGCAGTCACGGGTGAAGGCAACTCGACGACCACAAACTTGCAGCAGGGGTTGGCGAAACAGTGGGTGAACTTTGATAGTACGGGAACATTAACTGCTAGAGACAGTTTAAATGTGGCTAGTTTCACTGATAACAGCACAGGAAATTATAACGTCAATTTTAGTTCAAACTACGGGAACAACGATTACGCCTTGACAAGCACGTCCCGTGCTAATGACACTTTTGCATCCACGTTTGAAGGCGACAATACAACTTCATTTGCAAGAGTTTTCAACATTCAACACAGCGACAGAGCAAATGCTGATTCAGATACAGTGATGGTTGTAACGCACGGAGACCTCGCATAATGACTAGTTTCGGTACACTCAAAGCAGATACCCTGACGCACTCGACTGCGGGTTCGGTTGACACAAAATTCTCTGTCAACGGTACTGCAAAGGCGTGGGAAGGAAATAACTCTGGAGGTGGTGGAAGCCTTACCGCAGGTACAAGTTTTAACATAAGTTCCAGAACAGACGTAGACACAGGAAAGTATTCTTTAACAGTAACAAACGCATTTCAAAATTCATGGGGTAGTTCTGTGGACGGAAATGTATTGTCTGGGGCGAGTGTAAATAGTCGTGTTGTTACTGTGGACGGCCAAATCACTGCTTCAACAACAACCATCGGTATAAGAATAATCACCGCTAGTACCGGTTCTGTAACTGATGGCGGAACATCTCATGTTATTATGTGGGGGTACCTCGCATGACAGTGACCCCAGAGTTTCAAGGCATACATCTATGGGACAGGCTCTGCTGGGCTAAAGAGAACCTTGAGGGTGTGCAGTCAGATTACCGTGTCGTGTACGAAGACAACCTAGACGAGTGCGCCAAGATACTGGTGCCGGACCCCAACTGGATGGCGTGTGCATTGCAGGGTGGCATCCTGCCACCTGTCGAAGTTTATTGGGAACTAGCAAAGGACGAAGCCGAAGAGGGCTTTACAAAGCACACACGCGGCTACCTGTTGCACAACACCAAGCCTGTCGATGCGATGACAGAAGAACAGGCGATTGAGTATCTGATTATGAAAGACGTACCACAGTCCGTATGGCGGGTGTGGAACGAGGGCAACAAACCAAAGATGGTTATCTGCCACAAAGAACAGCTTCCCGGCACACGAGAGTGGCGCAATGCTTGGAAGATTACTGAAGAACTTGGCGTCACAGATTTAGCAGCCTAGAAGGAGAAACCTAATGGCAACAACATACATCGTAGATAAGGACGGGAATCAGATTGATGCCGGCTACCGTTCCTTCTGACCGTCACTTCCGTGGTGCATGGTCATTAAGTGGCAAAGTCATCTCTGAAGATATGGATGCAGCCAAAGTAATCTTCAAGGACAAAATCCGCGAAGTTCGTGCGCCGCTGCTAGAGGCAGAGGACGTAGTATACATGAAGGCACTTGAGGCTGACGATGCGTCTGCCAAGACTGCCTCTGTAGCAAAGAAGAAGGCACTGCGTGATGCACCTGCCGCACAAGCAATTACAGACGCAGACACAATCGCTAAACTCAAGGCAGCTTGGGATACAAGTGTACTTGGCGACTCGCCTTACGCATAAGGAGAAAGACAGTGGCGTTGACAAAAATTACAGGAGAAGGCACGGGGTCTCTAGACTCCTTGACTACAACCGGAGCATTAGATGTAACCACATCTACTCACGCCAACGCTTCTGTCTTCAAGTCTACCGGCAACACGCAATTGTTTTTGCAAGACACAGACGCATCCTCTGATGACCAGTTCTGGGGCTTTCAAGTTAGCGGCGGTTCTTTGAATATTCTTACTTGTGACGACGATAGGTCAGGTGGATTTTTTACACCAATTGAAATTACCCAAGCCGGAGCTTTTAATCACTCTGTTAGCGCAAGTGGTGACATTGCAAAGTTTGTTACAAGTGCAAACAGTGGTACAGGGCTTTTTCTTAACAGCCAAACTGCCAACCAGATTGATGTCGTTGGCTTTGATGGCAGCGCAGCTAATGCTGTGAACATCAGGTCTGGTGGGGCTAGTGGGTCAGGGATACTAATCGACACCAGCAACAACATTATGATGGGGACTACCAGCGTCGGTGGCACATCAATCCTTAGTCTTGGTTCTTCAAACTACATGGTCGCTACGCACAATGATGGTGGCACAAGCGGGTTCTTCGGACAGATAAGATTTAGGAATAACGCTAACAGTGCCGATGTCGGCACCATCAATCGTGTAAATGATGCCAGCGTTCAATACAACACAACGTCAGACGCACGGCTGAAAGAGAACATTGCCGACATGACCGGCGCAATCACAAGGGTCAAGCAGCTTGCGCCGAAGCGATATAGCTGGGTGAATGAAGACCTTGATGCGGCAGACCAAGATGGCTTTCTTGCCCATGAAGCACAAGCAGTCGTGCCGGTTGCTGTATCAGGAACGCAAAATGAAGTCGATGAAGATGGCAACCCTGTCTACATGCAAATGGACTACAGCAAGCTGGTTCCGCTTCTGACCGGCGCACTGAAAGAAGCCATCACCAAGATAGAGACACTAGAGACAGAGATAACTGCCCTCAAGGCTCGTGTCACAGCACTGGAGGACGCTGACTAATGCCGTACATAGGTAAATCCCCATCAAACGGTGTACGTAGCCGCTTTCAGTATCAGGCCACTGCAGGTCAAACATCATTCAGTGGCAGTGACGCAAGCAGTTCCGTCCTGAACTATTCAGACAGCCTGTACATGGATGTGTATCAGAACGGTGTGCTTCTCGTACCCGGCACGGACTACACCGCTACGACAGGCACGACGGTTGTGCTGGTAACTGGGGCATCAACCAATGACATAGTTGAGATGGTTGTATACGATGTGTTCTCTGTGAACAACAGCTACACAAAGACGGAAAGCGACACACGCTACCCCTTCAAGGGTAACAACAGCATCATCCGCTTGAACGGTCAGACCATTAGCGCAGACATCACGATTGACAGCGACGAGAACGGTCTGTCGGCAGGGCCGATTACGCAGAGTGCCACCGTCACTGTTAACGGATATTGGAGCATCGTATGACCAGCGTATTGAATGTAGACACGATTGCGGATAAGGCGGGTACAGGGCCAGTTGCGCTGACTAAGCAAGCGGCAGCGAAAGTTTTTTGTCAGACTAACCAAAGAGACTTTGCTGCACAGGCCGGAAATAGTCTGAACATCAGCAGCGTAAGTGACGGCGGTGCGGGAGATATTGTTCACGCATTTACTAACAACTTTGGCGGGGCTTTGACCTATAGCATCGTATCAACTTGTGGCGGCGGCTCTAATGATAGCGCACCACGATTTGCTGGTCCGGCTGACAGCACTGACCCAACTACGGGTGGCTTTACGTTTAAGAACGCTAATTCGTCTGGCACGGCTCAAGATAAAGTTATGAATTGTGCAGCGTGTTTTGGAGACCTCGCATAATGGCAAGCATACTCAAAGTAGATACAATTACAGGGGTAGCCACGGCTGGGTCTATTGCAATCACCGGCGAGGGCAACTCGACCACAACGAATTTGCAGCAGGGGCTGGCGAAGGCGTGGGTTCACGCAGAGGGTGATGCAAGTGGTGCTGCTGCCGCAGACAGTTTTAATGTTGCTTCAATGGCAGACAATGGCACAGGTGATTATGATATGAATATGTCTAACGCTATGAACTCTATACGTTACATGGCGGCGGTTACTATGGGTGCAGATTCAGATACTAATAGCGGCGCAGACTTGGTTGGCAGCGCAGGGATAGCATCCAGTTCAACGGTAAGGATGCGATGCCATAATACATCATCCCATCAAGACGGCGCATACGCTGGTTGTAGCGCACACGGAGACCTCGCATAATGGCTAGTGAACTTAGAGTAAATACCCTTAAAGACGCCAGCGGAAACAACAGCGTGGCTACGTCTACTGTTGCACAGGGCAGTGCGAAAGTTCACTGTCTTTGGGACATGGCAGATTTGTCAGGCACTGGCGGCACAACAGGCATTGATACGTCTTTTAACGTAAGTTCTATGGACGATGATGGTACAGGCGATTTCGGTATCAATTTTACCAACAGTTTTTCTTCCACTAATTATGTTGCACCTTCAGCTACTAAGGCGGGAGCAAGGAGAGTTTTAACAAGAACTTTTGCCACTGCATCTTCTATGGATGGTCTGACAAGAAATGACTCAAATTCAAACTCTGACGCGGATGGGTGTTCAGTAACAATACACGGAGAACTCGCATGAGTAAGGCAGCAGAACTCGCCGCACTGATTAGTTCGCAGACGGCGTTGTCAGATAGAAGCATGGTAATTAACGGTGCGATGCAAGTGGCGCAGAGGGCAACCTCAAGCACTAGCACTGGTTATTGTTCTCTTGATAGATATAAAATTGAGCCACTCAACATGGACCAATTAGCTTATACTTTTGCACAAGATAATACTGTCCCTGCTGGTGAGGGGTTCAGTAAATCTGCAAAAATCTCTATAACAACTGCTGAAGATTCAGTGGCTGACAATGAGATTTTTAGATTACTTCATAGAATTGAAGGTCAAAATTTGCAACGAGCATCTTGGGGAACAAGTAGTGCAAAACCACTTACTCTTTCATTCTATGTAAGGTCTAATGTTACTGGAACATATGCTGTAGAATTTAGAATGAATGCTGGTGGAAATAATTCTTTAAGTAAAAATTATACAATTAATTCTGCCGATACATGGGAAAGAAAAACGATTACTTTTCCAAAAAACACCTCAACGAACTTTATTAACGACAATACTGAAGGTTGTGAACTTGGTTGGTATTTAGCTGCTGGTGCAAATTTTTCAGGCGGTTCACTTGCATCTGATTACGGTGCAAATGCAACAAATACTAGAGCCGCTGGTCAGACTGCAAACATAACTTCGTCATCTTCCAATACTTGGTATATCACTGGCATTCAGCTGGAGGTTGGCGAACAGGCCACGCCGTTTGAGCATCGGTCGTTTCACGATGAACTACGGCGATGCAAACGATACTTTGAAAGATTTGCTAAAACACTCACGGGTGTTGGTCAAGCCAGTGAAGCAAACTGCGGATTGTGGTCTGGCATGTCCCGCAGTGGAAACAGCGGAAACAATCAAGGTGTGATGACCTATCAGACAAAAAGAACTAATCCAAGTATTAGTGTTTCTAGTGCAGCACACATCAACGGTGTTTTTCCTATCTCTCCTTTTGCAGCATCTCTAAGCAGCTTTGGTATCGACGGTAACGCAGGTATAGATAATTGTTTTGTAAATGCGGCCAACAATGCAAGCAGCGCACCTTCGTCTGACTGTGGTTCTAGTGGGGTGATGGGTAATTCGTCTGGCACATTAGATATTGATGCGGAGTTATAAACATGAACATTACAAACGCACAGTATGTCACTTCCATATTCGACCCGAAAATTAAAAATATAAAAGCGGTCATCGACGGTAGAGAAACACATGTCCCTACGACCCCCGGCAACCGCCACTACGACGAAATCATGCGTCAGGTCGCAGCCGGTGACTTGACAATCGCTGACGCCGACTAATGAAGCTGGCGATGGAACCCGTACTCAAGACGCAGATGGAATTGGAAGCGCACGAAAAGGAGTGCGCTATCCGCTATGCTGCTGTCCAAGAGAAGCTCGACGCCCTCGACAAGCGCATGTGGCGGCTTGAGGCGATGATTATGGGGAGTACGATTTTAGTTGTGGCTATGGTCGTCACAGTATTTATGGGAATTAAGTAGCGATGGCAGAGACTAACATTACAGACAAAGACAAAGAAGCCATTTCTGCAATGGAAACGCAGTCTTCTGCGTCAACTCTTCCGTCTGGAACGACTATCGATCCCGCTGCTCAAACGGTTGAAACCGATGAGTTGATGACGACGGCAAACAAAGTCATCTCCGATCCAACCGGAGTAGTTCAACCGACGCCGATTACAGCAGTAGATCAGACAACCCCCGAAACCCTTGCTGCCAGAACTTATCAAGCACAAGATGCAGCCCCACAAATAGGCACTGCTACTGCTGCTAAAAGCACAGAAGAAGCGCGCCAACGAGCTACGATAGAGGCAGCACAGGGTCAGGTCTCTCCCGAGTCAATGGTCACCGCTGCTACTCAGCAGCTAGACCCTCGGGCCACTACCAAGTATCAGCTTGAAGAACTTTTCAAGGGCATCGACGAGGGTAGTCCTCCTCCTGCTTGGGCGGCACCAGCAGTTCGCAAAGTAGCCGCAGTCATGCAGCAGAGAGGTTTGGGTGCATCGTCTATGGCTGCTGCAGCAACAATGCAGGCTATGATGGAATCGGGCATTGCCGTTGCCGCGCAAGACGCTCAAAAGTACGCTAACATCCAGTTGCAAAACTTGAACAACGAACAAGCTGCCGCGTTGCAAAATGCCGCTGCTTTAGTACAGATGGACATGGCGAATTTAAACAATCGTCAGCAGGCCGCACTCAACAACGCTAAATCTTTCTTGTCTCTCGATGTCCAAGACTTGACCATGGAACAGCAGTCTAACACTTTGACATATCAGTCACGGGCACAGGCGTTGCTGGCTGATGCAGCCGCTGACAACGCAGCAAATCAATTCAACGCCAAGTCGCAAACACAGGTGGACGAGTTCTTTACAGAGCTTGGCACCCAAATTGAATCTGCCAACATTCAGCGAAACGTTGCACTAAAACAGTTCAACTCTAATCAAAATGTTGCGCTACAACAGTTCAACGAGCAGATGGATGTGGCAGCAGAACAGTTCAATGCTAACATGCAAATGCAAATTGATCAGAGTAACGCCGTGTGGCGGCGCAACGTTAATACGCAAAACACTGCCGCACAAAATGAAGCAAATCGACAAAACGCAATCAATCTACTTGGCATCCAACAGAATGCGCTAAACAATCTGTGGCAACGCTATCGTGACAAGGCTGCGTGGGTTGTAAAGATTTCGGAAAACGCCTCTGATCGCGCACATAATGCAGCGATGCAGTCTGCTGCGATTTCGGCAAACGCAAGTTCGTATGACACGCAGTACGATAATTTTTTGAAAATCGGTATTATCGATAAGATTTGGAGATAGTAAATGAGTTGGCTATCTAAAGCATTAGGCGGAAACACGCTCAAGGTAGGGGCCGTTCTGGCGGGTGCGTATTTTGGTAGAGAGTACTTTTTTGGTGACGTTTCTGCCTCGCAAGGCTACTTACCCACGGGTGAACTTGTTAGTGGAAAGTACACGGGTGGCAACTTCGCTGCCGAAACATTGAACCGCTTTGGCATTACTCCGTTTTCACAGACGGGATTCGGTCAGTCCGCCGTTGGTCAAGCAATTACCAGCGCGGGTAACTTTCTCGGTTTTGGAGCGGGTGACAATAAAAAACAAAGTCTGTTTGGGTCTGCTCTGATGAGTCAATTCGGCAAAGGTCCACAAGTGCCTAACATGCAATTGACAGTGGGCACACAGAACTTTCGAGGAGACCTTGGCTTTCAGCCGGGACGTGTGAATCCGTTTCCGATAGGACGAGGCGGAACACTGGAAGCTGCCGTGAACAGAGCAGCGACCCAACAGTACCTTGCCCGACAGGTTGCAGCTATGCGACTCCCTGCTGCATCACAACTCCCGACACCCATGTCCGCAACGAGTACCAGCATACGCACATCTTCTGCCGCAAGACGCTCGTATTCCAAACTGACTAGCTAGTAAGGCAACCAGCTATGATTGAAAAGATATCTGCACTGGCAGTACCTCCCGGAAATTCACTTACTGATACACCCGGAAAATGGCCGTGGGAGCAGCCGCCACGTTTTGTCGATCCTGATGATGTTATCGACTATACTGTCGAAACTATCTCTAAAGGACCGGCACGAGACGACATGCTCAAGTTGATGATGGCGGGTATCACTGTAGAAGAACTAGTCAATCAGATTACATTCAAGGGCTTTATTGCCGGTGCGTTTACGCCAGACGTTGCAGAACTTGTTAAACCTGCTTTGGGCATTTTTCTTGTGGACATGGCTCTCGAAGAAGGTTTCGAGCCTATCATGTTCGTTGATCAAGAAGCGGATCAGGGCGAAGTCACAGACGAAGTATTCTTCACTGTGTTGAAGAACAAGAATCCGCGCATGTTCAGCCTGATGGTCGAAGAGATGAACAAGCAGCAACGAGAGAATGTAGACAGAATGACTGTTGCAGATCGTCAGTTGTCTGCCCGAAACGAACAACGACAAGAAATAAAACAGAACTCCTTTTTAGGTGTTGAGGAATCGTAATGCTCAGTCCGCTTGAAATATTGTACGCTCTTGCATCTGCCAAGAGTTCTCGCGACAAAGAAAAGGAAGCTGCTGCCATCACTACTTATGGTATGGTAGGAGAAAAGCTGGTTGCCGTAGGTCCGGGGGAAGACGCTCCCGAGGGATTCAAGGCATTGGCAGGTGTGACTGGTAGCGGGGCATCAATCAGCATACCGCAGCCCAAGACACCCGATCCAATTACTCAAAACGTTGATTACTTTGCAAAAGATGTGGACAGTGTTCCGGGATCGGGTAACTTTACATCCAGTGGAGGGGGTAACAGCTACAGTGCGTGGCAACAGATATTTATGCGAGAGGGTCTAGAGGGAGAAGGTCTGACCACTGCGATGAACAACCTCCACATGATCGGCACTGCCACATACAAGAACGGTATCCGACAGAGCGTGACACTTAACAAAGAACTGTACGAGCAGGAGGATAACTCAGTCAAGACTGCTGTCGCAACGGGGTCGTCTACACTGGGCTATCAATTTAATAAAAAGTTCTATGCAGATAGCGCCGAGGATTTGGCAAAATTAGAGGAGGATGTTAACACCTTGCGAGACGAAGATTCTGACGCGATCATCAATATCGTTCCCGGAACGCGACAGGGATACTTCCAAGAAGGCACGGGCAACAAACCAGACGTTAACTTTTTTAAATTTAATCCTAGCGGATCGTTACCTGAAGCTTTGCAAGTTGCAATGGGTCTAAAAGCTGCAGAACAGAATGTTACGAGCCTTACGTGGAAAGGGAAGGACAACACACCTCAGACACTTAACCTTGATCGCAAGAACATGAATTTGTTCGATCAAAGTTTTCTTATGTTTATTTCTGGTAAGAACGCTGCTGATCCTGAAATATGGACCCGCATGAATAAAGAACAGTTGGCTAGATTCCATGCTGTAGGCGAAGGCTACATTCGTCGTCAGCTTCAGACCACAGACGGTCAAGGAGGAACGTTTACTGATCCTGATGTCCTTGCAAACGTGGCCCCGACAGCGTATCCCGAAGTGTTCGCCATCAAAGGATTCACTCCGTATTTCATGTCGAAAGTACGGGGTATTCCTCGTGATCAAATTATAGCTGCAGGAGATAGCATCAACTCTACTCCTGAAGGCAACATTAGTTTCATTACGGGAACCGGGGTTGATGGCGTGCAGATGGTCATTCCCCAATCACTTGATCCATATCCGCATTTCATACCCCCGTACAATGGACTACGATCATGGATTGCTGACACAGTCTATGGTCATATCAAAGACCCACAGAAGCGAATTGACGACGCAGGAACGATAGCTGCTAATTCTCTTATATCAGAACGTGATCCTAACGGTTTTGGTCTGCTTGCAAAACCTAATCAGCCTACCATGCTTGCTTTGCACGCCTTGACCACCACGCCTACTATTTCAGGCAACCGTGACATACTTACTAACGCTCATCACTATTACGACCCCAAGCGCCCCGGATTTGTAGCTGATATGCAAGACCTTGGGACTGTCGCTACAGAGATGGACAACGCAGCAGTTTACGTTCCTCCGGGGCAGCAGTTCAACGCAAAGTTTAACTTTGTATCTGTATTTGCTCCTGCGATTGACACCAAGGGCGAAAATATTGGAAACGTAAGCGGATTCTATCGTCTTTCTAAGTTTAAAGAAGAGACTTTCGGCGGCAAAGAATTCGATGACATGCAAGCTACATCAAGAGCCGTAGGTCGAACTGGTCTAGAAGCTGCCATGCTTCTTCAAGAGGCTCAGTCGTTGATGTTCTTGGTAAAGAAAGTAGATGGTGAAACAGTTATTGAAAAAACGCCCTTAGGTCAAAACGCTGCAGAAGCAGTCATGGAGGTTCAGGGCGTCTTAAGTAACATCCGCGCAGGTCTCAAAATGGCTGTAGAAGGGATGGGCATCATCCCGGAAGAAGGTATTATTGCGACGATGACGCAGTCGCTAGATCAGGCTATTGATGTCGCGTCCTCTGTAGAAAACAAAGCCCCCGAGGGCTTGACTAAGTTCACAGGATACTTCCGCAGCTTTAGGTCTGTTACTGGTCTCGGTCAAAATTCTGCTGAAGTTGAACAGGCAGCGGCAGCAAAGGGTCAAACTGTACAGCAGTTCTACGAGGCAGAAGCAGAGGCACGTAGGAAAAACAGTGAAGCCCTCGCTCAAATATTCGACGAACTGAATCAGGGCGACACCCTCAAAGTCAACACAGCCAAACGAAAGTACTTGAATTACATGATTGCCTACACTGTCGCTGCTGCTATGCAGGGTGGTACAGGCGGCCGTACGATTTCTGACCAAGACGTTCAGAATGTTCTTAGGGCACTTAGCTTGACTTTGGGCGGAACTCCTGCATCCGAGTATGCCGTTTACGAAGACATGAAGAACTATCTTCTGTATAAAGCACAGAGAGGTCAGGCGCTGGGCAGTAAAGACAATCAAACAGTATTCAATGCAATGATTCTTGCTGACCTTGAAACGCGACAAAAATTCGATATCACACGTAATTTAAGAGAGCGGGTTGAAGGTCTTCGTGGTCCTGAAGAACGTAGTGAGTCGTCAAAGCCCTCGGGTGACAATGTCTTTATGATAGGTGATATTTCTGTGCCAAAGACCGAAGAGGACAGCTTCCTTGTCTACGTAAACAAAGTTAAGTCAGCCTACGAGGACATAAAAAACGTTCCTGACTTTACAAGCATGGAAGAATTTTTAGAAGCCGCCAGCGGTGGCACAAGTAAACGTATAGCCTCTCTGTATGAGACTGGACAGAAACGCAAAGGGAACAGAGAGTAATGGCGACTCCTGAAGAACAACAGAAGTTTCTTGAAAACTTGCAGGGTGGCACCAACGATGTTACGGGCATGACGCCCGAAGAGACAGATGAAGCTGCTGGCTTAGTTGTTTCGCAGGGTGCAGATGTCACTCCCGCAATCGACAAGTCAAAGATCGTCACTACAACAGAGCCTGCACCATTCGGACTTGGTCTTCTCGGTATTGGCGTAGAGACCGATCGTGACTTGTACGCGGCTGTAAATCCGTTTGTGACAACACCGAATGTATCCGTGACAGAGGTGATGAATTTTCAAGACCCGGAAGTTTACGCACGATTTAACTCCGCGTCTATGTTCTTCAATGCAGCGGGTGAACCTCTCGACATCGATCCTGAAAGCACTATAGAAGATAAGATCAAGAAAGCGAATCAGTGGGGTGCAGTGTCCTATCTGGATCGTGATGATGACGAAATTGTCATTGACTGGTCTAGCGCAGTGAACAACCTTATACGTATACCTGAAGATATACGAACAGGCGTGGTTCGCGGTGAAGATGGTTCGATCATCACAACCACCGACATCACCAACAGTGATCTAGAGCGTGTCCGATTTGCAACGATGATGACTAGCGCAAATCTTGCAAACCCTGCTCTTGGACGCCCCCTGTACGCCGCGTATCTAAACAACGTTCTAATTCGTAACGGCGTAGATGCACGTGGTCGATTTGCAATTCTTCGCGACAGACTGGCTGATCCCAGCATGGGCGACTTTGAGAACATGGTTATCGGAGGAACCGAAGCTGTGGGACGAAGCATTATCGAAACAGGTTTGTGGGGCGTAGGAGAAGTCATCGACTGGTTTGACTTCAAGGTTGGTTCACGATTCAAGGCGGGAGATTTTAGAGGTCGTCAAGTTATCATGGACGACATCTGGCCCACTCTGCCTCAAGTCTTGCAAAACCGTTACGCACAAAAGGGCGTGATGATTGATCTCTCTACTGCAGAAGACTTAGCGTACACCTATACTGGGCTTCTTCCTCGGGCCGCTAAACTGGCAGCAGAAATGCTCAGTCTGTCAAAGGGCAGCGGTGCGATGAAGGGTATGCTTGCAGAGGGTGAACTCGGCATGTTCGAGTCGTGGATGGCAGGTGAACTTCGCAAAAATCCGGACATGAAACTGGATGATGCAATCGAGACGTGGACACGCCACAGAAACGAAGAAATCAGCGTCTTCAATCCCCTTCGTTATCGTCTTGGACGTAAAGGAAACGTGGTGCGGGAAAGGATCGCAACTGCGTATCAGATTGCAGACAGCAAGTTGCCGCCAAAATATCGTGCAGAGATACGACAGATACGAGACAGACAGGCAACTTTGCTAACTCGCCAACGAAATCTCATGCGTCAACAGAGAAGAGAAGGTTTCAACACAGATCGTGATGACGAGATTAAAGCCCTAAGAGATGAGGCTGTTATGAATCGTTATGCCATGATGGAAGCAGAAAGATATACTAGCGTACCTAAATATATGCGCGACATTAATTATCAGGACAAGTATATGGTAGTTGGTGCCGCGACCGCTGGTCATTTCTTTGGACAAGAATTTGAAATGGTTGATCCGTCTATCGGGGAACTGGCGGGTCTGGGGACGGGTCTAGTATTGTCTGTAACCCAAGGAAATGTTCCTCGTGGTCTTCGGCTGTTCAATGAAGCGCAGGCTAGAAGAGCAGCAGGAAAGCCATTTACACGTGGTCAACAGGTCACTGACGAGGGTGCTGCACAGATACGCTATCTGATCCAAGAATTATCTAAGGCACATCCGGACTTCGCACGACAGATTGAAGCCAATGCAATGCGTATGACTCGCGCATTTGATCGATTGGAAGCTAGGGGCGTTGATCGTAAATTCTTGAATGCCTCTATACCTATTGTAACTGATCTGGTCACGCTACGACATCTTGCAGACGCTGTCCGTAAGGAACTGAAAGAGGGTGCAACCTTCAATGCCACCGTCGCAGAAGAGTTTCAGAACGCACACAAAGCTTTGATGGACTTGAACGGCGAACTTAACGAACTGTTGGGCAACATGGCACCAGTCGGAATGGCCGACAAGACATTCTTCGAGTTTATGAGGGCCATGAGCCGACAGGGCAACGAATTGTCTAAGTCTATTCAAAATGATTTGGACATCATAAACAAGCAGGGTGTTAGATACTATACCGACACCATGACAGCCAATCGCAATCTTATTGAACCGGGTTCTTTACCGGGACTGCCTGACGGTGTAGAGGCGACGACGTTCCCAGAAGCCGTAGGGAACATGGTTCGTATGGGGCTGTTTGATAGAGATGCCATAGACATGGACGCAACCCGCGACTTTGCCGCTGGTGTAACCGAAGGTGTAAACGACAGCATCGAGACTGCGGCAGCACAATTGGCTATGAAGATTCTAGAGCCGGAAGACTTGGACAGAGTAAGCGCCCTGAAACCGTCCGTAGGTGAAGACAGGGCTGGTATGTTGCATCAATCAATGAGCGCATCAACGCTGTTTGCCTTCCAGCTTGAGGCAGCAAATCAGGCTCGTCGGGGCGTGGCTATGGCTCCGTACGAGCAGCTAAAAGACCCTAGAGCCGTCCAGTTCTATGATGCCAACAACAATCCTCTGTCCAACAACGTCACTGTCAATGCGTTCGGTATTTTGACAGAAGTTTTTGCGTTAAGAAAGTCTGGACTAAAGAAACAAGGACTTCCTGACGCAACTATCGACAAAGCAGTCGTAGAGATTTCTGATCCCATCTTTACTGAACTTGCGAGGGTACAAGGTATATCAGTGCCGCAATTACTCAAAGACATGAAAAAGGGCATTGAAAAGCTAGACGATCCCCGAGAACCCCCGGGCACAAAGTTCCGATTTAGGCCGGGACGTAACGTACAAGCACAACTAGCAGAATTTCTCCAAGTCACAGGGGAAGCTGATGGGTTCGATGCTCGTATGTTTGAACTTGATCCACAAGGTCTCCGTAATCTAGACGTTTTGGTTCGTGAAACAGCGAGTGATTTTAGTCAAGCAGGCGCAGGGGGTGTAGCTAACGCACTCTACAAAATATCTGACGGAAGCATCGAATCTGCTTTTGATAACTTTACAGTAGATGGCGTGCCTGTAGGTAGCTTGAAGGTTGAGATTAACGGCAAGGGAATTATCGAATTCAAGACCCACCTCGACGAAATTAACACAGGATGGAGGACATACAAGGAAGACTTCCATGATCCTACAGGAGGTGCCTACGTTCCATCCCTCCTGTTTAACGGTAGACAAAGTCTTGTAAGTCCGAATGGATCATTCCCCACAGGCGTTCAGACTGCAAAGCTGCCAAGTCAGTGGCTCAAAGTCGAGGAACTGGCAAATTCGGATTTTGCCGAGAAGTATATGAAGGGCATACAGGGTGCCATGGGCAGAAGGGTTCTTGATCCAAACTCGGGACAGGTTATCCCTCGACTGGTAGAAGGCGATGACTTTACTCGGGGTCAACAGTCAATCATTCGACTTGGGTTTGTCGAGTGGATGACAACCGGTTTGAAGAACAATACGCTTACCGGAGAAGACATAGCTAAGGCAGCTAGGGACATTGAGACTAATGTTCGTATGGTAGATGCCGAAGGTAATGACGCCCCTCTTGTTAACTTGATGCAAGCTCTTGACGATCACACGGCTTACAGCAAAAAAACTGTAGGCGATGCTGCGTACGATTTGGAAATAACGGCTGCAAATGCAGAAATGTCAAGGCAGCTACAGCTTGCAACTGAACCAGCCAAAGAGTTGCAACAAGGCTTGCAAGACGCCTCCGAGGTAGTTGCACGACTTACTTCTGACAACATCCGGGCACAGGACATTGCCAGTGTTCTTATTGATGGTGGCATGGAGGGCTATACGCAAATCCGCAGCAACATGCTTCGACTTGTTGATACGACGGGCAGATCAAAGTACAAGCCAGAACAAGTCGATGAAATATTAAGAGCAGCGTACATCAATGGTATGCGTCGTCGGCTTTTTGCAAAAACAGGCACCAAACGAGCGAATGTATCGCAAGACGAAAACGGCGTAGTTACCACTACATTCTCTGACATGCTGGCTGAAAATCCAGATGGCGTCTTGAAGTTTTTGGGAGAGACACCGGAAGAAGCAGAGGTTGCACGTCGTATCCTTGGCAACGAACACTACGAGACGGTCGAAGCGATTGCACTTGTACTCAAGGAACTGACAGATAACCCGCTTGCAGGATCACCTGTACAAGTCACTGGTATGCCCCGTGCGCTTTCGGTTGAAAGCTATATCAGCCGAATCTATGCGATCCAGCGTAGAGTGGTGCGACCTACATACGTCGGCACGGAAGCTGTGTTGCAAACCTTGCGGTTCAAGAATCACGAGTTCCTTACTGCTTTGGTAACCAACCCGTATCTAGGCAGAGAATTCTTGGAGATCGTTAGAACTGGTAAACCTCTTGCACCAGAGAGAGACGCAAAATTCGCAGAGGCTCTGTTGCAACATCACGCACTGACCAGTCAAGCTTTTGCTGCTGATCAAAAAGAAGTAGTCGATCCCGCAGGTAGAAAATTTACTGTGTCAGCAACGTCTGCAGACAAGTTAGCCATGGGATATCCTACAGACTGGGATATATCAACGCCCATGGACGGCCTTGCTGCTAGATCAGGTTCACTTACCGGACCTACAGGAGAGGGCGCAATGTACGGCCTCGGAATAAGAACTCCCGGAATTTTTGACAAAAGAAACGCTCCGGGAATACTAGACCCCATAGAACCCTTTACACCTTAACGGAGAAACCCATGAAGATGTACAACAACGGCCCACGCAAGGCCATGATGTATGGTGGCATGTCAAAGCGTAAGCCGATGATGTACGGCGGCATGGCACAAAAGAAAAAGCCCCGCAAGAAAGCTCAAATGGGGGGCATGATGACCGCTACACAGGGTCAGCAAAATCAAATGCAGAATCAGACAATGCAGAAGCCGAAGATGCCGATGATGGGCATGAAAAAGGGCGGTAAATTTCCGGACCTGACAGGCGACGGCAAAGTCACGCAGGCTGACATCCTCAAAGGCAGGAAAGTAATCTAGATATACCCGCCTGACTTATCCATCATCTCATCTGTTACTGAACTAAAGTAACGCAACATGGACGCTATGGAGTGTGCCCCATCATAATCGGGCACCCCGGCGTCCATTTCTCTTTGGAACTCTTCCGGCCTGATCATGTCCTTTGCAAGCTCTACCTTGCCGTCTTGTCGCAAATATACATTGAACGAAAACAAATTGGCCTTCATAACTGTTCCCCCACTGCTTCACACTTATATGAGTACGCATGTGGTGGTGGAAGAGGCTTGGGCATTCGCAATATCATTTCTGACATCTCCATAACCCGCTCTTCACAAAGTTCCTCCGTCCGGTATGGCCCCCAATCATCTTCAAAATTCATACAGGGTCCGTCCGGTAAATAAAAAGAACACACTATCACCAGTGCTTTATACATTGTTTAATTCCTCTATCGTAAGATTATAGCAGTCTGCCCGTACCTCGTATCCGTTGTCGGGATCAAAGTCCCCCTTCTTCATAAACTTTGCCTTCTCGAAGTATTCTTCTTTTGGCAAAAATCCCAAAAACCATCCTTTGGAAAAATCTTTCAGCACACGAGTGAACGCATAGATGTCACACTTCTGCCGCGTGTTGTAGTTGCTGATGCTGCACGAGTAATGGGGCAACGGTGTGGCAGATGTCTGCTTGGTTTTTACCTCGACTTTGCGACCATCGTCCAAGATGATGTCGTAGTCAAAAGAGTTGTTCCATTTGCCGCCCATAGCCTCAATCGCGATTTGCTCACCGAGGAAGCCTGCTACGCTTCCGCCGCCCCTTAGTATCGAGTTATGCAGTAGACCCATCTCAGTGGCCTTCCTACGGCCAGCAATCAGCATTTCGTCACTTATCTGTACTTCGATCAACGATCTTCCTCCACTCCTTGTAGCAGGGGTGATTTCGAGGCGGGTCATGCTGAACCCATCCCTTTCCCTGCTTCCATACCGGGGGCTTAATTTTTTTGTCCGTCACAGACTGGCATCCTTTTCGTGGCATTCTACAGAAAAAGTAAAGTATTCGTTGTCTTCCCAGCGCGTCCAGTTGTCAGCCATCATCTCACACTGTGTTTCGGTCATGTCCTGATTAAGCACAATCTGATTGCCGATGTACTGCCACTCGTCACCCGTAAAGCCCCATACGCTGATCACCAATACGAATATCTTACCCATCACTGCCTCCACGTTTTCTGTCCTGTTTGAATCTATGCTTGAAGAACACCACAAGATTTATAGCGGTGTTGACAGTGATAGCCCCGATGAGCCACCACTGCCACCACGTCGGCATGTCTCCCCCGTCGGTCATGCCGCGTTCAAGTCAACAACTTCACACACGCCAGCCGTGCAGGCCAACTCGCGAGAACCTGACGTATTGTCTTCCCGTTCGTATTCGGACAACGCCTGCCAATCGATATTGAGGTAGCCGTACGCTTGTTGCCACTCCAGATAATCTTCGCGTTCGATGTCCTGATAGGGTGCCTGCTGATAGGTGTGATCACTGTGCGGCAGGAACGACACGCCCGACGCCACGTCGAAGTTCTCATACACCCACGCGCCCACGTCCATCCACTCGTCCTCTTTGACCGTGATGGTCACAGACGGCTTGTGTTCACACCAGTGGACAGCATACGTCTTCCAAAGCTCTAGCTGTTCGATGGCTGTCATGTCATCACGAGTGACCGCACCATCAGGCGACTCCATTGCAAAAGAGAACACAGTCGTGTTGTCTGGCTTCATCACATCCGGCTCGTTGTACACACCCTGTTCCTTCAGGAACTGTGTCAGCGGGTCTTTGTTGTCTCCGCGAACTGTGCGTATGTAATACTTACTGTGTCTAGCGTGAATGCCGCTTGCAGCGTCCACCAGTTGCGATACAGTACCCGACGGTTTTACACAGGTGATAGCAGCCGACTGTGGAATACCAAGC